TATTAGCGAAAAGTTTTCCGGGCGCTGGATTGGTCGCCAGATTTTCACAACGCCGGGCGCAATCAGCTACAAGCCCACACCCGGAACCAAACGCGCCAGAGTCATCATTACCGGCGGCGGCGGGCGCGGTTATGGCTTTCTGGGCTGGGGCGACAATTATCGCGCACGCGGTGGCGGCGGTGGCGCTGGCGGTACGGCTATCGCAATGCTGGCTGTTGATGACAGCAAAACGTATGCAGGGGTTGTTGGCGCTGGCAGTAAAGAAAGCAACAATTCAACCAGCAGCACCTTTAACGGGCAGATTACAGCGGGCAACGGTGCTAACTCAGGAGGTGATGCAGGAGGCGCTGGGGGAACTTCAGTAGGCGGAGATATCAATATTCAGGGTGGCGATGGCAGCGATGCCCCCGGCGTTATCACCGGAGGCACTAACCCCTATCGTGGTGGCTCCGGTGACGGCGGGGCCAGCTATTGGGGAGGTGCTTCACGAAGCGGCGAAGGCACTGCATCGAATGACAGGGCAACATTTGGTGTCGGCGGCGGCGGTAACATCCGAACATCGCCTTACTACGGTAATTACGGCGCTGACGGTGTAATTTATATTGAGGAATTCAGCTGATGAAAACTTATGCCCGGATTGAAAATCAGTGTGTTGCTGAAATTGTCACGCTAAATGTGAAGCCTGAAAAACTTTATCACCCGTCGCTGATATGGGTTGATATCACCGCGCTGCCCGATCAGCCCGATGTAAATTATAACTATAGCGACGGTGTATTTAGCGCCCCGACTACAGAAGCTGAGAACGCGGTGCTGATTGCCAGCAGCAGGCTGGCCGCTGAAATGGATGTAGCAAACCGGACAATCGCGCCGCTGCAGGATGCAGTTGATATCAGTATTGCGACAGACGATGAGACTACCCGCCTGTCAGAATGGAAGCGTTACCGGGTGGCACTCAGCCGGATTGATACCAGTAAAGCGCCAGGCATCGAATGGCCGGTCATGCCGGAATAAGTAAAGCCCGCAATGCGGGCTTTACTTATGCGGGCTGTTCAGGCCAAGTGATATTTTCAACGTCTTTCGTATTAATCCGCATCAGCATGACGCGGTATTTTTTCCAGGCTACAAGCTGGCTTGCCTCATCATCAGTTGCTATCCCCAAATCACTCGCATCCTGCAGGGGCTGAATGGCCGTATCGGCTTCAGCTCTCAGCCTGCTGCGCTTGTCTTCGGCCTGGCTGATAAGTTCTTCCGCTGTTGGCAGCGGCTGATCAGTCAGGCACGGAAGCATGTCAGCACCGCAGGCAATCAGCTTTCCTTCTGCCTGTCCGGCGAGTAGGTCAGTCCATTTTTTATCGGTGATTTTTACGGCATCAGCGGGGATAACCAGATTGATGCTGGTATCGTAAAAAGCATTTGCAGATGGTGAATATTTTTTCATTCAGTACCCCAGCGCCAGCCAATTAATTCCCTGAAGAGTTGAGTCAGGGCCAGTATTAGTGAGATCAAAAGAGGATTTATTACGAAAGCCCGCCCCTAAGCCATATTCGCCGGCCGACGGTAAAGCCGATCCCTTGCAGGCGATTACGACGACACCCGCATTAGGGAATTCAATCGGCAGAACAACGGTTGTAGTAGTTTTCTGCCTAAAGCCGCCAGAACCCCACTGCAGGATCACACCGTTTGGTAGCCGGGTGTAACCATTGCCCGATTTCACAGCGGCGAAGAAACTCATATCAGGCAATTGATCAGCGCCATTACCGACAGTCTTTTTTGCTGCGTCACCTAAACCGAGGTTTCTGAGAAACAAACGCCTGGCCCTGCGCCGTGCCGCGCTGGCACACTTGCGGCCATTTGCGGAGAAATCAGGGTGCTGATTGGTTACATTCGGGTATCAACAAATGACCAGAACACGGATTTACAGCGGGTTGCGCTACAAAGCGCAGAATGTGAGCTGATTTTCGAGGACAGGATAAGCGGTAAAACGAGTGAAAGGCCGGGACTGAAAAAGGCGCTGCGCTGCCTGCAGCCTGGCGATACGATGATTGTGTGGAAGCTCGACCGGCTCGGCAGGAGTATGCGCCATCTGGTCATGCTGACGGAGGAGCTGCGAGAACGTGGCGTTAACTTCCGCAGCCTGACCGACAGCATTGATACCAGCACGCCGATGGGCCGGTTTTTCTTTCACGTCATGGGGGCGCTGGCTGAGATGGAGCGCGAGCTGATAATAGAGCGCACGCGCGCCGGGCTGGCTGCTGCACGGGATAAAGGGCGCATCGGCGGCAGGCGTCGCGTAATGACGCCGGACGTTATCGGCCGCGCTGAAAGAATGCTGGCGAACGGCGCAACACTGCAGCAGATTGCCCTTGTGCTGGAGGTATCAGTAAAAACCCTTTACCGGTACATTCCGGCCGACAGGCAGCGCCAGATTATTAATTCTGTCTGCTGACAGACCAGCAAACCCCCATCAGATGCACTGCAAAACCTGACCTGACACCCTGAGCACACCCTCAAAAAGGAGTGCATCAGATGTCTGATTATCATCATGGTGTCCGCGTCGTCGAACTCAACGACGGCACGCGCACCATTACAACCGTATCAACCGCAATCGTGGGCATGGTCTGCACAGCGCAGGATGCGGACGCGGCAACCTTCCCGCTTAATACGCCAGTCCTTATCACCAACGTGCAGGGTGCTATCGGCAAAGCAGGTAAAAAAGGCACGCTCGCCGCTGCGCTGCAGGCTATTGCCGACCAGTCAAAACCCGTGACCGTCGTCGTGCGCGTCGCTGAAGGAGCTGACGAAGCCGAAACTACGTCAAATATCATCGGCGGCACGGATGAAAACGGCCAGTATACCGGCATGAAAGCGCTGCTCGCCGCGCAGACCCAGCTCGACGTCAAGCCGCGGATTCTCGGCGTGCCCGGGCTGGATTCACTGGCGGTGGCAACCGCGCTTGCCAGCATTGCGCAGCAGCTGCGCGCCTTCGCCTATGTTTCAGCGTGGGAATGTAAAACCATTTCCGAAGCCCGCCTGTATCGCCAGAACTTCAGCCAGCGTGAGCTGATGGTTATCTGGCCTGATTTCCTTTCGTGGAACACCGCGACCAGCAAATCCGACACGGCCTATGCCACTGCCCGCGCGCTGGGCCTGCGCGCCAGAATCGACAATGACACAGGCTGGCATAAAACTCTGTCTAACGTCGGCGTTAATGGCGTGACCGGCATTTCCGCATCAGTGTTCTGGGATCTGCAGCAGACCGGCACAGACGCCGACCTGCTCAACGAGGCCGACGTCACCACGCTGATCCGTAAAGACGGTTTCCGCTTCTGGGGCAACCGCACCTGCAGCGATGACCCGCTGTTTCAGTTTGAGAACTACACCCGCACGGCGCAGGTGCTGGCCGACACGATGGCCGAGGCGCACATGTGGGCGGTTGATAAGCCGCTGACGCCGGTTCTGGTGCGCGAGATTATCGCGGGTATTAACGCGAAATTCCGCGAGCTGGTTAACGCCGGTTATCTGCTGGGTGCATCGGCCTGGTATGACGAAAGCGCCAACGATAAAGACACCCTGAAGGCGGGCAAGCTCTTTATTGATTACGACTATACGCCGGTTCCGCCGCTTGAAGATTTAACCCTGCGCCAGCGCATTACCGACACCTATCTGGCGAACTTCGCCGCATCCGTGAACAGCTGAGGAGCCGGATAAATGGCACTGCCACGCAAACTAAAGGGCATGAACCTTTTTAATAACGCCAACAGCTATCAGGGCGTCGTCACCGCCGTGACCCTGCCGAAGCTGGCGCGCAAGCTCGACCCGTTCCGCGCGGGCGGCATGAGCGGCGCGGCCTTCATTGATAACGGTCTGGAAGATGACGCGCTTGATGTTGAATGGAACATCGGCGGCATCGATGAGCTGGTACTCACGCAGTGGGGTGCGTCTGACATTCCGCTGCGCTTTACCGGCTCTTACCAGCGCGACGATACCGGTGAGGAAATCGCGGTAGAGATTGAGGTGCGCGGCAAGCATCAGTCGTTTGATTTCGGCGAAGCCAAACAGGGCGAAGACACCGAAACCAAAATCACCAGTAAAAACACCTATTACAAACTGACGTTTAACGGCAAAGAGCTGATCGAAATCGACACCATCAACATGGTGGAGAAGGTCAACGGCGTTGACCGCTTGGAACAGCGCCGTAAAAACCTCGGCCTGGTATAAACCATGACGCCAGCGCCCGCCGCTGGCTTTAACTGACTACAGTGAACAGAGAACAATCATGGAAAAGAAAGATAACGTTGTTGAGTTTGAAACCCCGCTGCAGCGCGGCGAAACCGAAATCAAAAGCGTGGAGCTGATTAAGCCAACGGCCGGAAGCCTGCGCGGCGTGCGCCTGGCCGATCTGTGCCAGTCGGATGTTGATGCCCTGCTGACCGTGCTGCCCCGCATTACCCTGCCAGCACTGACAAAGGCCGAGTGTAACGCCCTCGATCCGGTTGACCTGATTGCGCTGGGCGGAAAGGTGATCGGTTTTTTGCAGTCGAAGTCGGGCGAATAGACTGGCCGCACGGCCTGACGGTCAATGACCTGATGGCCGACATTGCCACGATATTTCACTGGCAACCCTCCGAGATGTACGACATGCCGCTGACCGAGCTGATGGACTGGCGGCATAAAGCCTTTATCCGCAGCGGAGCAACCCCGGATGAGCAATAACCTCAAGGTGCAGGTGCTGCTGAATGCGGTAGACAAAGCCTCGCGCCCCTTCAAAGCCGTGCAGACCGCCGCTAAAAATCTGTCGTCTGACATTCGCCAGACGCAATCAACCATTAAGGAGCTGGATGCGCAGGCCGGAAAAATTGACGGCTTTCGCAAGGCCAGCGCGCAGCTGGCCGTCACGCAGCAGAGCCTTAAAGACGCGAAGCAGGAAGCGGCAGCGCTGGCCGTGCAGTTTAAAAACACGGAGCGCCCGACGACACAGCAGGCCCGCGCACTGGAAAAGGCCCGGCAGGCGGCGGCAGAGCTGCAGACCAAAACCAACAGCCTGCGCCTTTCGGTGCAGCAGCAGCGCGAGGCACTTAACGCGGCGGGGATTTCCACCAAAGCCCTGAGCAGCGAGCAGCAGCGCCTGAAATCCGCCTCTGCGCAGGCAACCGTCAGTCTGAGTCGGCAGAAAATGGAGCTGCAGCGGCTGAATGCGCAGCAGGAGCGGCTGAACCAGACCAGCGAACGCTACCGTAAAGGGCAGGAGCTGTCGGGTAAGGTGCGCAACATGGGCGCGGCCGGTATCGGTGCTGCCACGGTTGGCGGCATGGCAGCAACCTCGCTCCTGATGCCGGGGTTTGATTTTGCACAGAAAAATTCCGAGCTGCAGGCCGTGCTCGGCGTGGGAAAAGAATCGCCGGAAATGAAGGCCCTGCGTGCGCAGGCGCGTCAGCTGGGTGATACAACGGCCGCCTCTGCCGATGATGCCGCAGGCGCGCAAATCGTTATCGCCAAAGGCGGCGGTGATGCCGCTGCCGTTCAGGCCGTTACGCCGGTTACGCTCAACATGGCGCTGGCAAACAAGCGCACGATGGAGGAAAACGCCGGGCTGCTGATGGGGATGAAGTCAGCCTTCCAGCTTTCAAACGATAAGGTGGCACACATCGGCGACGTGCTGTCGATGACCATGAATAAAACGGCCGCTGACTTTGACGGGCTGAGTGACGCGCTGACCTACGTCGCCCCGGTAGCGAAAAACGCGGGCGTCAGCATCGAGCAGGCGGCGGCGATGGTCGGCGCTCTGCACGATGCCAAAATAACCGGCTCAATGGCCGGTACGGGAAGCCGCGCCGTGCTGAGCAGGCTGCAGGCTCCTACCGGCGAATCTTTCAAGGCTATCAAAGAGCTGGGAATTAAAACGGCAGACGGCAAAGGAAATACCCGCCCGATCTTCACCATCCTGAAAGAAATGCAGGCGAGCTTTGATCGTAACAAGCTGGGAACGGGCCAGCGCGCCGAGTACA